GACAGCATTAAACGCTGTGTTTGCAAAAAAGGTGTTACCAAAGGCGTTTTCCGCAAACGATTGCCAGTCAGTGCCGTTGTAGACCCTAATCTGGCTAGCGACAGTGTTGAAGTACAGGTCACCAGCAGTGACCCCATTGCCCAGTGCGTCAAGCGTTGGGTTTGTCGTGTTAGTCCCCAGGTACAGGGCTAGGAACGCATTGAGGTAATTCGATGCGTTTGTCACGTTGGCAATGTTGGTCGCCACTGTGGTGACGTTTCCACTGATGCCAGCAACGGTTGTAACGTTGCCGCTGATGCCAGCGACCGTAGTGACGTTGGCGTTGTTGCCAGCGACCGTTGTTACGTTTGCGTTGTTACCCGCAACGGTATTCACGTTGGCAATGTTGCCCGCCACCGTGTTGACGTTGGCAATGCTGCCTGCTGCGGTGTTGACATTGGCAATCGCGCCGGCAACGGTCGTCACGTTTGCGTTGTTAGTGGCAACCGTGTTGACGTTTGCAATGCCGTTGCCAACTGTATTGACGTTGGCAATGTTGGTTGCCACCGTGTCAATCTCGCTAACGGCTTCAGCCAAATCAGCTGCTACCGCTTGAATGTCAGCAAGATTGGCTACAACCGTATTGACGTTGGCAATGTTGTTGCCGACCGTATTGACGTTGGCAATGTTGGTTGCCACCGTGTCAATTTCACTGACCGGCTCAGCCAGGTCTGCCGCTACTGCTTGAATATCGGCAATGTTGGTAGCGACGGTGGTGACGTTGGCGTTGTTGTTTGCAACCGTAGTGACGTTGGCGCTAATGCCAGCAACCGTGGTGACGTTGCCGCTAATGCCAGCAACAGTGGTCACCTCCGTTGCCTTTGGCACCAGGCGGTGGAAGGTGTAGTTGTGCAGGGTGGCGGTGGTTTCCACCAGCACGCCAAACCCAGCTGCCAGAACTGTGCTGCCGCAGCCAGTAATGGTCACCACGTTGCCGCCAGAGCCACCGGCAATAGTCACCGTGCCACCAGCAGGCGTCCGGGTGGTAACGATCTCTTGGATGCTGACGATGGTGCCTGCACCGTCTGGGTTGTTGATGTCCGGGTTGACAGCAGGGAAGCTGGTTTCGTTGGCAATCGGCACAAAGCCGCCAACGTTGTCCACCAGGTCAATGATCCTGGCGTCAATGGCAGCAGTGGTGGCGATAAAGGCGTCGCTACCGCTCCACCCCATCCCGCTGTTGATTGTCTCGCTGCTGTCTTGACGGAAGTACCGCAGGTCAGAGGCAGAGGTGGTGTAGAAGCTGGTGTCGTTAGGAGAAACGCCAGCTACCTCAGCGTTGGTGACGACCGTGGCGCCAGTCAGTTTGCTTGAATCAACCGTACCTGCAGTGAGCTTCGCACCATCAATACCGCTTGCTACTTTGGCATCAGTGCAAGCGCCATTAGCGAGCTTAGCTTCAGTGATGCTGGCGTCTGCCACCTTGGCGGTAGTGACTGCCGCATCAGCAATGTTGGCCGTTTGACCCTGAAAGGTATCGACATACCCTTTTGTTGCACCGTCAGTTGCAGAAACTGGCGTGCCAACGTTGGTGATCCGAAAGCCGCCAGTGGCAACATTGCCAGTCATGGCAACGCTACCGTTCTTCAGGTAGGCATTAGCCACTGACGCTACCGCTGCCGTAGCCGTGGCAGCGGCGGATGTTGCCGTATTGATTGCACTGGTGGACTGGGTGATGCCCGAGTCGTTGCGGTCCTGTTGCTCCTGGACTACAAACAGGTTTTGTAAATCAGCCGTATCCAAATCGGCTGCAATCAAATTGCTACCGTCGTTCCAGTCAACTAGCCGTGAACCACTGGGCGTCTGTCTAATGACTGTCAGCGTTTGAGCCGCAGTTGGGGCTGTAGTGCATTGGACCTGAGTGCTGCTTGTCCAGTTAAAGGTCGTACCGTCCACCAGCTCGGTGGTGAAGGCACCGGTCAGGATATTGAACCCGATGTAGACCTTGACATGAGACCGCAGCAAGTACGGGAACGGGACCGAGAAGGTCGTCGTAGACCCGTTGCCGGCGTACTGGGCGTAAGAAAGTGCCACGAGCAGGTCTGCACCTGTGCAGTCCTCATGTTATTGGCTTGGCTACTTCCGGCCAAGGCCTAGCGGGCTGGCTTCAAGACGAGCTCGAACATTGCCGTTGCGGGCACGCAAGTTGGCCAATGCCATCTCCTGAAACTCAGGGTGTTGACGGACCATTTCTTGAAGTCCGAGCTTGTCGTAGTAGGTGACAAGCGCATCAAACACCTTGTAGACACCGCGAGGATCATTCACGCGATCTCTTCTGTCGCTCAGAGCTTTCCCAGGCTGAGTGACCAGGCTGGGCCCACCAGGGCTGTTGAGCTCTAGGTTGTATTCAGGATCCTGACGCAGCTTGTCCAGCGCTTGCTTAAGCGTCCGTCCCTGCACGTAGCTGTCAACAGAGAACACCGCAGTGCCCACGTTAATCGTGGCATTGCCAGCACCGAGCACAGCTGCTGCAGGGATCGCTCCAGGAATGGTGCGCATTGCCTCCCTGTAGGTGGCCTCTTGCGGCTTGGTCATGTTGGTCGGCACCGGCAGGCCTTCTGAAACGCGGCCCTCGGGGCGAGGTTTCATGCCCAGGCCGTGCTGAGCCAACCAATCTCGCAGCGGGCTCTTGGGCACAATTACCGGCATGAAGGGAATGGTTTCGTCCACTGACAGGCCCAGCGGCCGCTCGATCCGATCGCCCAGCCAATCTCTGTCTTCCCGCTGAGGAGGCACCAGCTGACCAAGGATCGGGTAGTCCTTGAAGATCCGGCTGGCAATGTTGCTAAAGATTTCCCAGTTGGGGTCTTGCTTTAGTGCTTGGTATTCGGCTGGGGTGAGCTCACGCCGCTTGGCAACCATTTCATTGGGATCGTTGAAGCCCCTGGACGCGGAGGTAAATAGGCCAGAAAGCGGCAGGATGCCGTTCATCTGCTTGCCCAGCTCACCAGCCCAGTCCACGTCACCGCCGCGGCCAGCCCTTACTACAGCATTGATTATGGAGGAAATACCTGTCAAAGATGCCTTGTTCATAACCATGCGAGCGTAAGCATGAACAATGCCCCCCATGTGTGTAGTGAAGCTGTTGTTGTCCACTCGGCCTTCGTGTCGTGCACGCAGCAGGTCTGCCTGCAGACCCATCAGATCAATTAAATCGATTGATCCACCAGACATTTTGCTAACGGCTTCATTGGCGCCATAGGTCAGCGAGAAAGAGTACGGCCTAAAGGTGGGGCCCAAACGATCCCTGTCCTCCTCTTTTGTTGGCCCGCCGTCGCTGAAGATGCCCGCCTCCCACAGCAACTGTGTGGTGCTGGCCAGGGCTAAAGACGATAGGAACGAGGCCCTGCTTTTGGCCAGAAGATCCGAGTCAACGGCACCGGCTTCCCAAAACTTGCCAAAGGAGTCGCTGCCAGGCCGCGCATAGCCGCCATCACCCAAGGCGTTTTTGAGCTCGAGATAAAGCTGCTTGGGGATTTGGACGTACATGTCGTGGCCAAACATCCACTTCATGCCGTTGGCCGGCACTCGCCACACAGGCATGACCCACCCGACCAACGGGTTGCTGCGCATCAACTGCACGCCTTGGGTAAAACGGTCGTCCAGGGCCTGAGTAAAGGTGACCTGGTTGCCCCGCTCAACACCCAATTTGCCCAGCTCATCGGCTGCATTGGGTGTGCCGTGCAGGTTGTTGAACATCAGGAGCCGCAGCTCCTCGTTGTCCATGTCGCCGGCGGTGGCACCAAGCTCTCGTAGGCGCAGCTTGGCCAACTCGTCATCGGTCATTAGGCCACTGAAGACAGCCTTCTCGGCCAGCTGATCAGCCCGCTGACGAATCCAGTTGCGATCTGCCCGCTGGCCGCCTTGCTCCACGACACCCTCGGCTTCTTTGGCAGCTCGCAGCCAGGCCTCATGGTTGACCTTCCAGTCAAAGCTCATCTTCCTGATCACCTCATCGCCACCGTTCAGCAGGCGGAATGACGGGGTGTAGCCAGCGCTGGTGCCGGTCAACTGCTCAACCCCCGCCCCCAGCAGCTTGCGGAAGCCCAAGTTCATCAGGTTCATGAACGTCACTACCGTCCCAGTTCCCGCCGTTTTGAAGTGGTAGCTCGGGCTGGTAAATAGTTCCCAAGCATCATTGAGATCTCGGTTCACCGTGTTCTTGGTCTGCTCAAGAATGTCGTCCGACAGCTCGGCGTAGTTGTTCACGTCAAAGGTCTTCTTGCCATAGGCAAAGTTGTCCCAGGCGTTTAACCAAGCTGTGCTCATGCCCTGCTGCACCGAGCGGAAGGCATGGCCCATGGCGCCCAGCTCAGCCTTGATGCCGAACTTCAGAGCGCCTTCTGCAATGTCCTCTAGGCCGTAGTTGGCGCTGACCAGGATCGACGCTGGGTTGCGCACCAGCCAAGTAGCTTGACCACTAAACAGGTTGTCTTTGCGATAGGTGTTCAAGACCCGCACCTGGGTCATGAAGTTGGGCTCGTTGAGTGAACGCCCGGCCAGCTCATCAAGCCGCTTGGCTGTGGCCAGGCGCTTTAGCTTAAGGGGGTCGCCCGATGCAATCGCGTCTTCTACCTGGGCCAGCAAACTGCCAGCTTTGATTTCATCAAGCGTGAGAAGGCTGACGTCCTTGTCGAACTTCATGAAAATGTTTTCGTTCGCCCAGTCGCCAAACTGCCGGGTGCGTAGCGCTTGACCGATCTTGCGTGACACCTGGTTGTCAAACTGCTCAAACGCATGAGCCCATTGAGCGATGTTGGCCAGGCTGGTCTTGGCCGCATCGTCCAAAACGCCGAGCTTCATCAGCTCAGAAGCCTCATCCAGCGCATCCGCGTAGGAGCGGACCGCATCCATCTTCACGCGGTTGACGATGTAAGCGTTGACCGGCAGCTCATCAATGCCCGCCAGCTTGCGTTTCATGGCGTCAAATAGTGCCCCAGGCTCTGCGCCATAGGCCATGGCCACCAGGCGGAACTGAGCGTCGGCAACACCTGCGGTGTAAGGCCGCCTCAGCTCAACGCCCTTCTCGCTGGCATTGCGCTTAAGCGCCAACACCTCGAGCAGCTTGCCTAGGTTCTCTTCGCCAAAGGGCAGCTGGGCGTAGTTGATGTTCAGGCCTTTGCTACCAATCGGCCTGGCTTGCTTCTCAAATCCAGCGCGGACGGCTTGGCCAATCGCCTCCTCATCCATGGCCAACGCATCGCGTTCAACCTGATTCCAGAACCTCTGGGGGTTGATCTCGAGCTTGTCGCCTGAAAGCATCCTGAAGCGAACTGGCTTTGGCTCGGGCTGATTGGCAACTGCTTGATTCAGTTCACCAACCAGCCGACGCTGCACCGCTTCATTGGCGGCCTTCTGCTCGCGGAGAGTTTGCAGCTGCTTCTCTAAATCAAAGCAATCAGCCATTGCAGCTGCCCTCCGCAATCTTGCGCTCAAGTTTTGCAATCTCATTGTCCAGCTCTTTGCCTTGCATCGCAGCCCTCTGCTGCTGCACTTTCAGCTGCCTTGCTTTGGCCCGCGCGGATGCTGCTTCAGCTGTTGCCTGACGCTTGCTTGCCGGGGCTTGAATGGGTGTTTCAGGCGCTTTGGCGGGCTCTTTCATTGCCGTGCCTTCAGGCGTCCACTCGTAAGTGTTGGCCTTGCGTGGTGGCGTTGGCGTTAGCTCAGGGTTGAATTGCGGCGTTGCATCACGGACACGATCAACAGCACCAGCAAACTCAGTGCGTTGCAGGGCGTAAAAACCCTCTCCGAGGATGCCCAGCCTCTTCTTCTCTTCCCAAGTCATAGTGTCCCAGTCGCGATCGGCCAGCCATGCCTGACGCTGCACACGCTGCGCTTCAGCATCCATCACCTGAAACTCGTACCGCAGGCGCATCTCGTCAATGAGTGCGTCAGCGTTCTTGCCGCCAGCCTTGTAGATCGGCAGCTGGTCATTCAGAAACTGCATCGGCAGCTGGCCGCTTTCATCAGCCAGCAGATCGTCAATGAACTGTCCTTGCTGGAAGAACTCAGGGCCCTCAGGCCGCTTGGGCAGTGGTGACACCGGCGCTTGCACCTCGCCGTTATCAATGGCTCGCTGCAGGATTTCCCGCTTGAGCCGGGTGCGGGTCTCAGCGTCAATGCCGCGTGCCTGGTAGTTCACCATCGGCACGATCACCTCATTGCCATCGGCATCAAGGGTCCGGCTGATGCCAGGCACATCCAGGTTTGCCGGCACATCCAGCAGCGGGGCGTCGCCACCAGCTGGGTTGGTGGTCAACTGCAGGGCACCTTGCTCAAGCGTTGGCGGCTCAGGCGGCAGGTAACGCCCGCGGCGCTGGCTGATCTCCACTAGGGCATCAACAATGTCCTGCTTTTTGGCGTTCCACACCCGGCGGCCCGTGCGGGCTTTGACTAGGGCGGCCACCTCTGGGCTTGAGTCCGGCATTGCCAGCCGGCGCAGCTGGTCACGGTTCCAGCCCTGCAGGGCATTGCGGTAGTCATCAGGCGTCCGGTAGCCGTACTCACTGGCGGTGGCAGCCAGATCACGGAACGGAGGCAGCTGGATTTCATCAGCCAGGTTCAGCCCCAGCTGTTGCGGCAGGGCCATCTCCAGCTGATCGCCTACCAAGGTTTCAGGCACACGTGACCGCGCTTGCAGGGAGGTGACTTTTAGCTGAGCTGCATCCAGCTCTTTCTGCGCTCGACTTAGCAGTCGCTTGGCCCCGGTCGGGGTGAGGTTGCCGCCATCAGCACGGGACTGAATCTCGGCAATACGGTCGTTGATGGTTTGGATCTGAACCTGAGCTTGACCGAGCTCTTGTGCGTTGCGCTCTTGCCCTGCCTGTCGATAAACGCGGCTGTGAACCTGCCGCAGCTGCTGGTCGTCCAGCTCGTCTAGGTAAGCCAGGTAGGTGTCGATCTCTGGCCGGGGGTCCGCCAGGTCAAACTCCCCCTGCACCCCTGAGCGTGGGGCCAGGAACTCATCAGTGGTGCTGGTCAGGTTGAGATCAGCAATCTGTTTATCGACCTCAACCAGCTGGGCCTCGATCTGATCCAGCTGATCAGGCGTGTCCTGCATGGCCTTTACCAGCTGGCCGCGCTGGGTTTGCAGCTGGCGGATCTGCAGCCGGATCTCAGGATCAACGGCTTGGCCCACGTTCAGCTCGAGCTGACCCAGCTCGCCCTGCTCAACCAGGCCCTGCTGCTGCAGCCAGTCACGTTGCTGGCTGACTTGCCGGATCATCGTGGACTCGTCCAGCTGGCGCTCAATGGCTGAGCCATGCGGCACCAGTTGCCCTGCAGGTTCTGCAGGCACCAAGGCTCCACCGCCCTGCCATGGGGGCAGCTGCCCTTGTTCGGCAGCCGGGGGCAAAGCAGGGCCCGCCATTGCCTTGGGCATGTACGGCGCCAGCTCGGTTTCAGCCAGCTCGTCTAAGGCCTGGATGCCATTGCCAGCCATCAGGCGGCGGGTGGGCCCGGCCAAGGAGCCCAAGCCAATCACCGACAGAGGCAGAGCCACGCCCTCCACCAGCAGGCCCTTGCCCAGCTTTTCCAGGTAGTTGTCGTTCTCGTCGGTGGTGCCAGGCAGCTGGATGCCGGTCAGCTGCTTGATTGCATCCGCGGCGTTGCCCTGGTCTTGATCAATGAACGGCGCTGCCAGTGCAGTGGCCGTGACCGCCTCGCCAGCGTTCTTGGCCAACCCAAGGCCGGTGCGCAGTGCAGGGTTGACCGACTGAGCAACGGCAAGACGCCGCACTGCCGGGGTCGCCTTCAGCGCTTGCGCTGCACGGATGGCAGTACCTGTTTGCTTGATACGGTTGACAATGGCCGTGCCTGTGACGGCACCCAGCATTTCGGCGCCAATCACTCCACCCACCTGCAGGCCCGCTTCATCAGCAGGGGTGACCTCGCTGCCGTAACCCATACGGAATGGGTTGACGGCACGGGTTTGCGCAGGGGTGATCTGGAAGGCGTCCTTGGTGTCGATCGGCTTGCGCTGGATCAGATCGCCTAAGGCATTGGTCAACTTGCTGACCGCATTGATTGGCCCCGTGACGATGCCTGCCTTGGTGTCAGGCGACGCCAGGGTGTTCATCAGCTGGCCCAGCGGCTTGAGCGGACCCAGCCGGTTTTCCAGCGATTGATTCATCTGCGCCCGCGTTGCCTTGGGCGGTGATGCCGGCGGCCACACCGGATTCAGGTCATCAGACAGAGGGGCCAGATTGAACTTGGGCATGGATCAGGGCCTCCTGTTGCTACGGATGATTTGCAGCAACTTGTTCACGTAGTTGGGATCAGTGGCGTATCCCTGCCGCTTCAGGATTCGCGCTGCTTCTTCAACGGTCTTGGCCTTGTTCGCCCCGTTGCTGCCCTGATACCACTTGTTCACCAGGTAGGCGACGCTCTCATTTGGACTTGCAAAGTCCATGAAGCTGGCTGTGGTGTTGACCCGTTGGCCATTGACCACCTCCCACGTGTTGCGGCGTGTGCCTGAACCTTTCTGGCCGAAGTAGTTGTTGCGCCCGCTCGTGGATCGTCCCCAGTCCGACTCCAGTGCCCACTGCGCTGCCACCAGCTCTGGGAACTTGGCTCCATTGGCGCGAGCCATGGCGACAACCTTGTCCCAACCAGGGCCGCCATTGCCCCTGCCTGTAGACCTCGTGGCCACATACGACTGGCCGCCACCACCGCTGTACTCAGGCGGCAACGTGGCAGCTGCAGCTGGCGGCATGATCATCTGCATCAGCCAGCTGCCTGGCGAGAAGCTGTTGTATCCAGTCGGCACCATGCCCAGCCCCAAGCTGCTGTAGTTGGCGCTCGAAACGGTCTTGCCCTGCCGCTCTCTGATCAGCTGCTGCTGCAGGTATTTGGTAACAGTCCCGTCCTGATCCATGTCGGGATAGAACCGAGTCATCTGCTCGAGCAGATAACGGGTCGTGGATGTGTTGGCGCGACGGGCCAGGTTGTAGAGCTCAGGGCTGACAGGCTTGCCGTTGTTGAGGTTCTGCAGCTCTGAGTGCAGCCACGGCTTGCTCATCACCGGCCGTGCTTGGTAGGCCTTGATGGTCGAGTCAGGGATGCTGCCGGCCTTGCTGCGGTCAACGCCGCGGACGTCAGGACCAGGTTTGCTGCCTTGCTTGGGGCCAGTGCCAACGGTGCCTTGACCCACCTCGCCAGGGTTCATCCCCGTTGCCTGGCTGTAGATCCGGGCGTACTCAGGAGACTTGCGTGCTGTGGCAACCGCTTGGCTCACAATGACGTTTTGAGCTGACGGGGGGATTCGGCCCACGCCAGGGTTGTCCTTGCGCCATGCGTTCATGCCCGCCATCACCTGGCGGACGTAGAGGTTTTCCAGATCAATGGCAAAGGCCGCCAGCTTGTTGGGCGCTGCGCTCATGGCGCCGCCGACAGTCATGCCTGGCTGCATCAGCAACGACATGGCCTCGCCTTTGGGATCTAGAGACTTGATTGGGCCAAGCCCCATGTCCTGCTTGATCTCGGTCTTAATCTGCCCGAACAGGCCTTCGGGCATGTCGTTAAACAACTTTTCTCTTTCTCTGATGCGCGTGTGCAGCTTTTGGCGCAGCTGATCACGAGCCTCACCCGTTCCTTCGCGCATGGCATAGGCATCAGCCTGCGCAAGAACACGGCCGATGTTCTTTGGCGAAAGGGCATCAGGCGAAAGGTTGTCTACCCAGTTCTCAGCAGCTGCACGTTCTTCAGCAGTCATGCTGAACGCAGCTCTGGCATAGCCTTGCGACTGCGTTGCCTTGTCCCCTAGGTAATTATCAACGTCAAGATAGCCAATGCTCAGACCGTAATTCTTAGCCCTAACCATCCGCTGTTGATAGTCCTCAGAATCGACAACAACACCCGGGTAACCAGGGCCATCTTTGCCGTAATAGAAGGCATCCATCTGCTGGCCCTTGTCCTTTTGCTGCAGCTCAAACTTCTGCGTCGTCAGTTGCAGACCCTTGTTCTGCATCTCCAGCAGCTGCACCGGGTTGGCATCAATGAACCGCGGCCGCTTGTCCAGTGGGTCATTGGGATTGCCGACACGGATCTCGCGGACAATGCTCTCCACCGCAGGGTTGCGGCTAAGCAATGCAAGGTTCCCGTAGACCGTTTGCATTGCTTCTTTCTTCTTGTCGCCAGCCAGCAGCCGCAGGCCTTGGTCGATCTGAGTGGTCAGCACCAAACCGGCTAAGGCGTTAAAGCGTGGATCGCTACGGGTGATGACTGAACCATCAGCCATCGACACGCCTGTTTTGAGGATCTGAGCCAGCGCTCCGTTGATTGCGCCACCCGTGGCTTCAGTGGTGGTGCGAGCTGTTTCTTCGTTCCACAGCTTGCGGTGCTGCTCGGTGTACGTCTCCCATGCCTTGTTGATGGCAGGCACGACGTAGAACTGGCTCTCAAGCTCATCGCCCGACAGGCCATAGGAGGCCATGACCTTGTTGGTGATGGCGGCCTTCTGCTTGACCAGCTCACCACTGCCAGGCGCCAGGCCAGCTCGAACGCCAGCGTTGATTGCCAGGTCATTAAGCAGAGCGTCATCGACCTCTGCGGCAGCCATTTGAGCCATGGCACGGCGCCGGCCCACCAGGCTCCAGGGGTTGGAGTCCTGCAGCAGTTGTGAAGCCACTGGATCAACTTTCTGCAGCTGGTTGATCTGCGCAGCAGCGTTGGCAGCGCCTTGCTCCTGCTGCACTTGCAAGCTCAGCGTGGCCTTGGCCTGTTGATTTCTGAGCTGGGTGAGCTGGTCGTAATAGCCCTGCTCAATCTTGCCCTTGGCGTAGGAGAGGTAGCCCTGGGAGCCTGCCTGCACCAACGTTTCGGCGAACGGGCTGAGGGCCGTCGCCAGCTGCTGGTACTGGTTGTACCCCTGAACGCTGCCGCCACTGCCCATCTGCAGGGTGCTGACCCCATCCGGGGTGCCAAGCATTGCTGGCTTGGCAGGCCCGGCAATGTTCTTGTCGGCAGCCTGGACAAACGCACCGATGGGCCGCGCTACCGGCGTGATCTGACCAAAGGGAAGAAGACGGTCTGCCATGGATTAACTGCTGTAGTAAGCGGCTGCTTGGTTAAAGCGATTAAGCGAAACAGTTCCCGGACCAGTTGCGCTTGATGGGGTCTTTAACGCCTTAAGTTGACCGGCAAAGCTCATTCCTGTGCTGATGCCGCCCAGCACTGCGCTACCGATGTTCAATGCCGCGGCTGCACCGCTCGGCGCCCCGCCACGCATTGTTGGTGGCGGCGGAGTAATCAGCGTTGGCAGCGGCGCGAACGGTGCCACAGGGTCGATGTATGGCTGCTCTTCGTAGAACTGCTGGCTGTTCCAGCGGCTCAGGTACTGGGCAACCTGCCCGGCTTGCTCGCGGGTGTACTGGCGGCTGCGAGTGCGCTGGTTAATCTCCTGCAGCGTTTGGTAGTCACCTGCCTGGCGGGCGTAATCGTTGACTAAGCGATCAACACTGCGACCTTCTTGGGTCATGGCCTGCACCGACGCCCGGCCTTGCAACGCCCGCCATTGGTATTGCTGCAGCGCCACAGCCTCTTGCATCGAGGCCTCCTGGTACGCCTGGGTCGTGGCCTCGCTGTCCCGCACAAAAGCAGCGCCAGTGGCTGCCCGGGTATCACCCACCACCTCTGCCTGGCGAATCGAGCGCATCAGCTCGAGGTTCCGCAGCGAGTTGGTGTAAGCCAACTGCTGGTTGTAGTTGACCGTCTCAGCCCAATACCTGTACTGAGCGTTGGTGTCTTGGGTGCGAGCGTTGAAGCCCGCCTGCCATTGGGCGAATTGATTGTTGGCGTCCTGGAACGCCGTCTGGTTGGCGTAGTCCTGTTGCTGGGCCTGATAGCCAAAGCCGGCCTGGGCGATGCCCAGACCAGCTTGAGCGGCGCCAAGCGCAATCGGCAGCAAAGGGAGTGGCATCAGGCGGCCCTCCAGAAGTGCGCAAACAGCTGAGCGCTGCGGCCCATCGGGGCAGGGGTGTCAATCGTGAACCCCAAATGCTTCAGCCACCGCAGCGATGCCTGGTTAGACCACAGCGCCCAGTTCTCTAGGTATTTGTGGGTCTGCATCAAGCCATCAACCCACTTGCGGCCACCGCGCAGGAATTGCTGGCGATGACTTTTGCTAGCCAGCAGGTCATCCGTGCCAAGCAACCAGATCAAAGATCCAGTAACGCCACAGATACCCACGGCTTGCCCGTCATCTCCATCTATGCAACGGCAAATCTGACTGTTTTGCCAGCTCTGATAAACCGCGTCTTCCCCTGTCAAACCGTGGCTATAAAACACCTCTAGCTGGTCTTGATACCGAACCATCTTCGCAATGTTTTGCACACGTGCAGGCGTGGGATCAGACCAATTCATTGGAGGCTCCTTGCTTGGCTGGTAACCAGGCCAACCCATTCGCAAGTGCTGAACTTGCAGGGGTTGGCGGTGCTATTGCGCAGCTCGACGATGCAGTTCTCGCCGCGGCTAGCGATTGGGATTTGGAACACCCCCTCGAAATAACGAGGGGTTGCCAGATCAGGGCTGTTGTTTAAGGCATTGCCGATCTGCGATGCCCGGGCAGCCAGCACCGTCCCATCAAACGTGTAGACAACCGGATCGCGCCGCTCGGCCGTAACCCGAGCCTCGAAGTAATGGGTGTCGTGATAGCGGAGCTTGGCATGACGAACCTGGGTGCGCTCGCTGTTGGCAGCCGCCTTGCCGCCACCCACTTCCTTGTAGAGCTTGAACCGCGTAAAGCGATACAGGAACTCAAAGACTTCGCCAAAGACAATCGGCTCTGTTGACCAGTTACCCCGGGCTGTGATCGTCGTGCCGCTGTTGGCCTCGCCCAGCAGCACGCCACCATTAGTGGTGCTGGCAAAGTCGCTCCAGGCCTGGGTTTTGGCCTTGACCGTGTACGGCAGCGTCCAGGTAGTGATGTTGGTGGTGGCGTTGTAGCTGCCAGCCGCCACCCGGATCGCTGCTGGTGTTGCCGTGGTGGTCGTGACCCGCCGATCCAGCAGCAGCTGGTACGGGTTGGGCAGCACGTCAGCTGTGCGGTCTGCGGCCGAAATCTTTTCCAGCCAAACCTCAGTGCCGTACTCCACCAGCAGGTAGACGGTCTCCTGCACGCACAGCGCATTGAGGATCTTGTCGGCCCCGCTGAGCTGCCAGTGGCTCCAGCTGCTCTGCGCCCGCTCAGCCCCACCACCGCTGTTTCGGTAAAAGTATTTGTAGGCGTACAGGCGCTTCTGGTAGCCGGTCTTGCCTGACAGCGCAAACCAGCAGTTGCCGGTGTCGTTGGCCGTCAGCTTGAAAACTTCAGACGGCACGTAGCTGTTCACGTAGCCCGTCAGGTCAGAGGCATCAGCCACAAGGGCAGTGCCGGCACCACGGACGCTGAACTCTCGGAACGTGCTCCACTGCCCGTTGGCCTGGCAGAAGATGATTGTCCCCTGCACCGGGATTGGCCGGCAGTTGGGGTCGATCTCATATTGGGTCAGCACCGTAATCTGAGCCGTTGCTGGCGTCAGCACGGTTTCAGCTGCATTGAAACGGAACTGGATCTGATCCGAGAAGATGATCAGCTCGTCCTGGTACGGGATGGCGTAACGCAACACCGACACCCGGTTGTTGCTGCCCGTCAGGTCAATCGGGTCGCTGTCCAGTACAGCCGTGACCGTCTCCGGGAAAAACTCAAAGAAGTCCCGCGCCCGGCTCAGGATGACATTTTCATCAGCCAAGAAACCAAGCCGGTTCTTGTAAATAAAGACGTCTTGAATGGGGTTACCAATAAAGCTGGGGTCTGGGGCAGTGTCGTAATCGCCCGCGCCGCGTTGCCCCCAACTCGGTAGAACCGTGCCGTTCTGAGTGCTGCCGTTGGCCGGGCCAAAGAAGAAAGTGCCGTTCGGCAGCCGCACCAACAGATGCGGCATGGTCGCTGGGTTGATTTTGTACTCAACTCCAGGGCTCACCGTCTCCTGCCAGCTGCCCTCGCCAAACGTCCCAGTGCGGGGAACAAACTTGACATAGAAGCCATCAAACTTGTTACCCGGGTCGCCGACAATCTCGATCTGGTAGCCCACCGGCGCAATGGTTGGCAGCTCAGTGAAGGCCTGAACTGAATTAGTAATTGCCGTGATGTCGGCGTTGGCTCGAGCATCAGTGGCAGAGACCGTAATGGCGCTGCTGCTCTTGAGGTGCAGCACCGATCCGCTGCGATCAATGGTCACGCCGGTGAGCGGGCCAGCAGTGGCCGTGCTGACGGTTGCCACCTGTACAGGGGTGGTGTCCGTTCCGCCCTGCAGCAGGTTGCGGGCCACGAAAATCTTGTCCCCAGCTCGGTAGGAGCCGCCCGCAACGCTGATTGCAACAGCAGTCACCACCGTTCCGTTGCCGGTGACAGTCACCGTCAGGCCGCTGCCGCCTTCATCAGTGGTGGTCGCCACAACAGCAGTCGTGGCGTTGAGGGTAGTGGCAGAACCCACCACCGTCAGAGCCGTAACGGGCCCACCCAACAATGCGCCTCTGATCTGGCTGGTGATCTCAGCCGTGCTGATCCGGTTCTCAGTGGTGTTGACACCGCTGACAATCACCGGCGCTACAGCAGTGGTCACCGTCACCTGCTGGCCGTTGACGTTGACCACGTATTTCTGTCCGTAGTTGGCCGCCTTTACCCACAACAAGGCTTCATGGGTGGCAGGCCGGGCCACTGCCGGGGCCACTGCCGGATCCATGGCTGGCGCTATTTTGGTGTTGCTGATAAAGGTGTAATCAGCGATCGAGGCCGCTCGTATGTCGCTTTTGGCGCTGACAACCGACGACAGATAGGTGTAGGCGCCGGCCGCGGCAGTAACGGTTTTCTCACTGCCAGCCAGATCAAACACACGGATTGCCGTGCTGCTGATCACCACCAGGTACTGCTCGGATGAATCGCGCAGGATGCTGTGGAAATAGACGTCGCCAAAGCTGGTGTTGCTCACCTTGGCGATGGACTGCGTGCCCTCGCGCTTCCTTAGCCCCTCGGCCAAGGAGCTCACAGCATTGATTTGCAACTCCGCCTGTGATGGATCTCGCTGCGCATCAGGCTGCTGCGAGATCCCCTGGATCAGGTTGGGGATGGTGTAACTGACGAGATTAGCCACGCAGATACCCCCGGTTCCGACCCAGCAAGCCAAGGCCAGGGGAGTAGGTGGGGAACGGCCGTAGACCAGGGCCGCCGGTCAGGCTGTTGGCTTGTGTCTGCTCGAGCTCAACGCGCTGCAGCTCCACCAGCGCAGCCTGCTCATCAACAGCGGTGTACTTGAAAATCGAGTCGCTGCTTAGCACCCGATCGCTAAAGACTCGTGCCGAGCGGATCGTAATCCAACGGTTAAACGCTTCAGGGCACTCGTCCCATGGCAGCAGCCAGACCACATCAGCCTTCAGGCTGGTGATCTCAGCACCCAGGGTGTAGGTGTGCTCCTCCTTGTCGTAGACCTTTTGGCCCCGCAGTTGGAACCGCCCTGCCCATTCGTAAGCATCCGTGGCCCAGGTAACGATGTTGGCTGGAACTGTGATCTGGTTAGTTGCGTTGTTCTTGGCAAACTCGTAAGCCAGCTCTGTGTTCCAGCTCCATCCCCTGGTCTGCCCTTCCTTGTGGAACTCAAGGATGGTGCGCTCAGCCATAGTGGCTTCCACCACCTGTTGGCTTTCAAGGCTGTTCACCGGCTGCTCGCCGATGTTCTGCAGACAAATGTTGACCGCCTCCAGCAGCGTTGTCCGGCCTGGCGTCAAGGCCTGATTGGCAAGGCCCATCCGATACTCTGCATGGGTGTTGGACACATGCTATCGGTGGGCACAAAAAAGCCCCCTGACGGCGTGGCAGGGGGCTCGAGACACTCACCTAACAAAAGTTAG